AGAGGACTGAAATACATATCAATAGTACCAGAAAAGTGTTTAAATTCCATGTGATACTTTTATTTTCCTGTGGTTTGAGTCTCTCAAGCCTAGCGTAGTTTACCACCGGGATAGACATCTACTTAAAAGCGAGAGTTTTTTTCATGATATGAATCGCATCGCGATTGACGTTGACGAATGCCTGGTGCAATTCCTATATCCCATGGCCAAGCATCACCACAAAGTGATACGCAAACCGAAATTCAACTACGTGTACAGGCAGATTTTCGACATAGACGAGGAGAGTTCTCGAACTATGGTTCGTGAGTTTTATAAAAGCGAGGCGTTCCTAAATCTTACGCCAATTAAAGGTTCGCAGGAGGCCATGTACAGACTCCGCAGGAAAGCGAGTAAGATGTACATAGTCACCGGACGTCAGGATGTTGTACGGGACGAGACCGAGACGTGGATCGAGAGTTATTTTCCGGGTGTGTTTGACGACGTCATCTTAACGAACAGTTACACACCCTTTGAAACTTCAAAGGTGGACATCTGTCGGTGCTTAAATATCGGTCTCATCATCGATGACCAGAAATCCACCTGCGATAAATGCATTGACGCCGGTGTTCGCGCGTTGAACTTTGTGGGCGATCCGGTTTATGAGTGGTGCGAAGAATCTCCAATTGCATTTAAAGACTGGACTAGTATTCGCTAGGAAACATGAGGGTAAAAGACCGCACACACGACTCGAGGACATCCCGTGGGTAGTACTCGTCTGTCTCTGACTCATAAAAGTCGAGCTTCAACCAGCAGATAGGTACCCCTGGCACGAGCACTACGCACATAGTGTGGTCGCCATCGGGGTCCGATTTAGCGTTAAAGGTAGGGTTGATGCAAGCCTCGAATAGGAGCTTCTTCTGTGAGGGTCGAAGTGCGTCCACTCCTTCGGACAGCACAATACACGCATCGAGATGCTGACTCAGCACCTTATGCAATACAGCGCCGGTCGGAGGCGCCGCGTATGCCTGGGTTCGAAGGGCGTGCTCGAAGGCGCCACGGCGAAAGAAATCGTTCGCATTTGCCTTTTTGACAGCCTGTACAGGCAAAGAGTCACAAAAAAATACAAAACCGTGAGACAGCAACACACCTTGAGTTCCTTCTCCAGGGTTTCTATCTTGCGCTCGAGCTGTTCATGCTTTGAGAGCCTCTCGAATGCCATGTCCAGAGCACCGAGGATGACCGTGGCTGGTGTGTTTTTGACGGTCTCGATCCTGTTTTTTTTGAGCTCCTCCGGGCTGAGATCTCCAGTTTGGATCTTTTGCAGGGTCTGATCGTGATCTTGGTTCGCTGTCGTGAGTTTCGCACGAAGCTCCATGGCTTGATTCAGCTCGCTAACGGAGAGGTTCATTCTCGGCTTGCCACGTGTCCAATTTTTTTGGGAGGTGAGGGAGGTGCAATATGCCGTGCCGTGCGCGTCTCAAAATGAACCGCTTAGAGCTAAGATTCCAAAATATGATATGTTCGCCGTGAAAGTGTTTTTCGCGATGATTTTAATAGCACTGAACTCGGTACGTATTTATGAGGAGCTGCTTAACCATAAACTTAAAATCTTGCAAGTCTATTACGTACACAAAGAAAAACTCGAAAAGGTTGCCGCAATTCACAATAATGTAATGAATTACATACGAACGAGGCAGGCGGTACGAGGCGCGTTTTATAAGGTAATTAGATGTCCGTTTGTATTAGTCGGGAGTGTGGGAGGAGCGGTAGAGCGCGGCGCCACAACCTTCGAAACATTATTTTCAATAATGGAGGTTGGTGTGCAATCCATCACACACGTGATACCGTATTTGCTGGCGACCGCGATACTCGTGTTGCTATGGGATACACTCAGGAAGCTTAGAAAAAATCTCATTAAAGTGTAATGAAGAAACAGACTAAGTTTCAGTTATTAATCGCTGTCATCGTCGTTTTAACCATGGCTGTTGTGTACTTCGCGAATCGCACCGAGAAAGTTTTCGTCGTCTCGCGCCGCCCGCGTCTCGTGCAGCACCCACCTCCTCGAATGGAGCCTGAGTTCCGACAGCCACCCGTGCGAAGTTGGAAACCTGGTCATTTTCATCAGATGGGGTTGCTAACCAATGAAGCGGGTGAAACTTTACCCCTCTACGGTAAGGAAGTGAGGGGTAGGAGAGATCGCTACAACTTTTACACGACCACTGGGGGTGACAATCTGTATTCGATCCCCATAAAGGACAGTCAAAACAGGGATTGCATGGACGACGTCGGCTGCCGGGAGTTGTACGGTTCTGAATCAGTCGACGTCGCGGGAAAACCTTTCAATGTGAATATGTACCGTGTAGATAACTTCATGTAGACGAAATACGGCGCTTCGATTCGTCCACGACCCTGCTAGTGGAGCTGCTGCAGGAGGAGAGGAAGCAGCAGCACGCCATCATTATCGGGGGTGTCTTGAAAGGCATTCTAACTATCATGTACATCATAATCGTTAGACAAATCACACTCGCGATGTACGAACCAAACTCCTTGTCACTCAGGGGTCCATCGGTTTTAGGAGTAATATCACCAAGCACCGGTATGCCTGCACTCAGTCCAGAAACTGCATTCAGCATGGTCATGGGTAGAGCTAAAATAGATAGCGGATCCATGTCTTTATTATTATATGAGAATAAAAAAAAATATGCCCAAGTATCAAGATGGCGAGTGTAATCCTGCTGATGTTGTGTTCCTCGTGCCTATCAAGTTCCGGAGTTGGGGCATTTTTCGCCGGTCAAATACCAGGAACGTCTCCTCATTTCGATAGAATTTCGATGACTCCGAAGTTTAGACGCTTCGTAGACCTGTCCAACGAATTGAGACTCGTCGGCGCCAAACTCCCAACGCAAGATAAACTGCCGGGCGACTTCACGACTAAAAAGTCCATGACACAAACCTTTGCCGAGCTCAGTGAGAATGCACCTGAGCTATGCGAGCTGTACGACGAATTGACCGACGAAAACGCAAGAACCAAACTTGAATCCGAGATGGCGTATTACAAGCGACCTGGGAACGAGAGCATATTAACTTTCGGTGGGTTCAAGGAGTGGAAAACATACATCAAAGAACTCATGGAACCCAGCGACGAAATGAAAGCAAGCTACAATAACCTGAAACTGACAGAAGAGCAGGTGAAAAATACGTGCACGTGGCAAAGTCAGGATGAAGCGCGGAAAAAGTGTCTACCGTTTGATAATCCGGATGTCGCTATCACCGAGATGAAAGATTCCTGTGAACTTCTTCGCGATATGCTGGAGCGGGACCCCGGAGAGTTGGTGGACGATATCATCACCGCAAAATCGTAATTCCGAATTTTCTTTTCATAAACTTGTCCACCTGTGCGAAAGACGGGTAACTCCAGAGGTACCATCGGGCCCAAAACCCAGGGGTTCCGATGCCATTTAATCCCCAGTTTTCCTTGTCGCTGCGATTTATTTTCAGCATGCGAGATTGAATTTTTACAGGGTTTGTTTCAACCGAAAGCGAGGTGGGTATGTATCCACCGTGTCGACGCACGTACGCGCGCATACGAGAAGGATTCTTGTGTTTGGTGTAGTTACTGTAGCCACTTGCACCAAAGTCAACAACCGTGCCGTCTTCTAACTTTGCCCTGAACTTTTTTATTTTGTTAGGGCTTCGAACAATTCGAACGCGCATCTTATAGTACGTCATGAAAATTTACATGCAACTCTTGCAACCGTACGCCTCCTTCTTGGGGAGGAAGAAGAGGTGCTCGTCGCCGCGCTTTAAGCGGTACATGTGGTCGTACATGTGGAGAAGAGCTATGGCGAGCGCGATGGTGCTAACAACCACGCCCTTGACCTTGCGAGAGGTCCACGCGTGAATCACGAGAATCACGAGGAGCACCATCTGCACAATCGTCAACTTGGTGGGCATCATGAAGCGGGTCTTGACTTCCTTTTTCTCTTCAGTAGGTTCGGGCTCTAAGGGCTCCGTGTATCCTGGCATCGTTTAATATATGTACAGAAAATAAAGTTGAATGTGGAGGACCACCCTGACAGTCCCGGTCCTGATGGTTCTCTGGGACTTTTTGAAATTGCCAATCGACACTCTGTATTTTCAAAACCCACGTCGACCTCTGGCTGGCATCCGTAACACTTTCAGGGACCTCGTGTACATGCTCAGCGAATGCAAGGTCTCAAACTACCCCGGCCTGGCGCTCATACGACTGCATTTCAATAAGATTCAGAGGGAGTTTGACGAGGTACACCCAAAGCTCGATAAGAAGTTTTATCACGATTTGAGTCCGTGGTTTGAAAAGAACTACAATTACTATTATTACAGGGTCCAGGATTTCCCCATCTTGAACAGTCTCCTAACACAGATCCCATGCGTCGATACGACAGTAGCCGCTTTCGCGGTGAGCGAAGGTCCTCTCCACCTGGACGCGCACAGGGCTGAATCGAATCGACTCTTACGATATCATATAACTATTCACAGCGGTGGAAGATGCGTGCTCTACACCGAAAAAGGCCAACATGCCCACGAAGAAGGGGAGGACTACTTGTTTGACCACAGTAGATACCACGAAGTTGTAAAGACCGGTCCAGGGAAACGCGTCGTACTCATACTAGATGTCCATAGGAAATAAGATGATGTCGACAAACCGCCGTGTACTTGTCAGAACCACCGATCAACTCCACCGTCTTGTCTTCTACGATGCGTTTGGTGAACGGACCGGGAGTACCGTTCTTACAGCGCGAGCACAGTGCTGAGAGTTTCGTAACATCACAAGCCAACGGTATGCAGTCGACGATCTCACCAAACTTCCTCTGCGACGAATCCGCGTCGAGCCCGGCAACGATGATTCGCTTGTTGACGTAGAGCGCACACTCGACGAATTTTCGGAGCCGAGGAAAAAACTGTGCCTCGTCTATGGCAACTACGTCAGCATTGTCGAAATCCGGCATGTGTAAAACATCGAAGAGATCCCAGGTTTTCAGGCAGTTGAATGTGACCCCGTCGTGTGTTTTCAACACCTGCTCGCACGACCTGGTATCTTTCGCCGAGTTGATGACCAAGATGTTGTCTCCGATAGCCCTTTGACGTTTGAGGCGACGAATTAATTCCGAAGTTTTCCCGGAAAACATGTTTCCGCATATAACCGAAAGACTCCCCATTTAATCCAATAATAATCTTCATTCTTAATATGGTGGAGGTCGTCCACAAGGCGGTGTTCAGGGGCCACGAAGGATGGTACAACTCGCGGACAGGTCGCGTTCGATTCGGGAAGATGATCTACCCGTCCATCGAAGTTGCAATTAAATATCTCAACAAGAAATAAAACATGTTAGCACACGTCGTTTTTGCCACCGTGTTGACATACATCCTGAAACACATCCGTAACCGCTCCAACTTTAAAAAGGCACTCATCATCCCCGTGATCGTCCTTCTCACGACTAAATATGTGTACGGCGACTTCGATGACGGATACCAGTGGACACCGAGTGACGGAGCCTTCACAGTCCTTCTCCTCGGGGTTTCATATTTCATAATAAAAATGTAAGCAGTAAATAGTAGTAGATGGGCCTCCTGTCACTGGTAGGGACGGTGGGTGCATCGGCCAGTGTTGCCAGTAGTGGTTTTCTAGCCTACACCAACATCTCAAACAAGGCGAGACGCCGTAGAGAGGAGGAGGAAGAGTCAGCAAAGTTTGAACTCAGGAGAAAGAAGGCAGAAGACAAGGCTGCCGCGTCGGTGTTTGCCAACACACGGGAACGAGACGAAGTTAGGAAGATAGAGGGAAGCATGGGTCAGGAAGAAGACACCGACATATTAGCATCGAAATGGGTTGCCTTCCTGAATAACTTCGTCATTTTACAACACATACAGGGAGAACAGCGCCTAGCACTGGACACGTATTCAAAGTTTAAACACGTCATCCCGGTACCCGTGGTCGACATTTACCGTGGTAGACATCGTCCTAGAATACAAAAGAATGAGCTGGACAATATTCGCCGAAAATTACGAAAGTCGGGGAGTTTTAAAGTTGGAGAGTTTTGGAGCTACATACCAACAATCGAGCAAAACAATATCGAATACATTAGGAGAAGGAAAGAAGATATCAATCAAAAATATAGTTTCAAACAGGAGTGGAAGTCGACAGGCGATATGCCGTGGAAGAAACAGGGTTTTGGGGACCCGTTAGGCGTATACGAAAAACTCAAGAAAAACCACATCGCATTTACTAGAGCAGAATTCATTGAAGTTCTCGACATTTGCAAATGCTACGCGGATAAGACAAGCGGTATGCGAGACTTTTACAGCTTACGTGATAAAGAAAGACTCGAGCGTATGCATTTATTACTAGGAGAATGTGGGGGGTCGCGTTCTCCTTTTTTCAGACCGCTAATCTACCACCTGAACTGGGCGGTGTATCACAACGAGGACCTGAAAGGTAAGTTTTTCGGAACACCGAAACTTAACTTTGGAAAGGAGACTTTGACGTATTTCATATCCGCGACTGACAGTATGGACTCGGATGGTAAATGCTCAATGAAAAAGTGGGCAAAAGATTACAAAATGAGAGGATTCTTTGCAGACAATGACCCTGGACTTGACCCTAGAGAACATAGACAGCGGTTCGCGGTGGACAAAAAAAGGGATGACCCCAAGGTGTGTTGTTTAGAATATCAAAACATCAAACCATTAGAAGTTAAAATTAATGGAAAGGTTTACGACGCACCATTGGACCGAGCTGTTATACCCTTACCATGCCGAGAAGCTGAAGAGATGAAAATCGACGTGAAGTACAGGCCTTTTCGCATGATGGCAGACAGGCCGTTTGATAAATTCTACAACTGCGAGTACGGCAGTGACGAACGGTGTACAAGTATCAAGGAAACTAAAGTGCAGAGGGGTGAAGTGACAGAGCAAAATGAAAATATTAAAAAGAAAGTAAAGCCCGTTGTTCCGAAACCCCCTAAACCCATCCCCTGCAAAGCTGGTGAGAAATCGGGTAAACTTATAACAATCGGCGGAAAAATCATCGACACGTGTGACTCTGCTGAATCCAAAGTCACATTGAAGGATAATCTAATCGAAATCAGCAGGGAAGAGTTTAACGGAATAAAAAACGATGCCGACAGGCGACGTTCTTCTGGCAAATATTACAAGGTGAACAGGGATCCCAACAGGTGTTTAGGCAGAAGCTTGAACACATTCTCTTATGATACTAGAGATCAGAAATACCAGGAACTCAACTTAACGAATGATACTTCGTGCATCGAATATACAAATGTCGACTGGGACGAACGCTCTGAAAACGTCACGAAATGTGCGGAGTGTGCATATAGTGATAACCCCGATTCCTGCGAGTGCCGACTACAGTTAAAAAACGGCACGGGTGTGTTCAACCTCGAACCACACGAAATCCGTGTAACAAAAAAACAGTACGACCGGAATAAAGAGATCCCTCGTCACGAGCAAGAAAACCTCTCGAAGCAACACGTAAGCAAGGACGAATATGACAGGCTGCCTCTTCATGAGAAAGGGATGGTTACATGGGAGTACTATTATTTAGAAGACGATGAGGTTGAAATATCTAGACAAGAGTACGATTCAGGGTACGCGAAAATCAGGAAGGCAGAGTATGATGCGTTGCCCGACAGTGAGAGGGAACGAAGATCTGATGGATATTATATGATTCTCGAGGGTAAGAAGAGACTGGAGGGCCAAAAGTTCTATCGTAGCACAACTATCAGAAACCCCATAACGAAAGAGGAATATGACTCTTACTCGGGTAGTGCTTCGTACAAGAGGGTGCCCACGTATTATAAATCAAATAAGGATATGTTTAGCATTGCCTGGAAACCTATACATTTTCCATATAAAAACATTTAGTAACTATAAGGATGCTCAGCAATGCCCAGATCCTTGCCAAACTTCGCCAACTGCGGAAAAATAAGGGCAAAATCTATGCTCCACTCAAATACTTTCAGGGATTGTCCACACTCGCTGAAATTGAGAAGCGATACACGAAGATGCTGCGACGCAGTTACGCGAAATTCCCAACAGACCGAGGAAAAAAGACCACGACCTCCTCATACACCCTTAAATTCAGGAAAAGGTACGGACCGAAAGTTAAATCCCTTCCTGAAATTAGTAAGGCTACTGACATTCCTTTAAAAACCCTCAAAACGGTCTATAACAGGGGTCTCGCGGCATGGAGAACGGGTCACCGACCGGGAGCCTCTCCACAGGCGTGGGCCTACGCTCGTGTCCACAGTTTTGTAGTTAAGGGGAAGACGTATTACACCGCTGATAAGGATTTGCGATAATTTGTTTCTCGTCTTACTGGAAGGCGGTCAGAAATCTCCAAGGGCGAAAAGGATTCGCCCTAAAATGCCAAAGTAACCATGTATCACAACAGATAAAACTTTTTGCTAACGGTCGGCGTGTGACCGATTGTGTCGGCGGTTTGTTGTCTGGCGACTTTTTCGTCCCCGTTCGCAGTCTTGAGGTGTTTACGGAAGAGTTGCATGGACCCGGCGGTGCGAATGTCTTTGAGTTGAATATCCTCGTTTCCGACGATCCTTCGAAGGAGGTCTCGTACCCTCTCGTATCGGGCGTCACCCACGAGCAAAGGCGTGCGCTGTCTCGAGAGGGCGCTGTGGAGCACTCGGTCCCGAGCGTCGAATTGTCTTCTCTGTCCACTCTTCGCCGGGAAATCGAAAGAGACGGTCTCCCCGTCCGAACGTAAGGTGACGTGTTTCTTCTTGAGTTGAAACGCCCCGAGTGCACCGGTCTCCCTCTCTTGAACACCCGTGCGTAGGTATCCCGCGGCGATCATCCGGAGGGCGAGGGCGTCGTGCCACGACGGGTGCGTGGGCTGCGCTAATATTCTTCCGGTGACGCTCTTAATTTTTGCGAAATCAATCTGGGTCGCCCTCGCTTTTCTTTTTTTTCTCTGTTGGTCGAGGTATTTCTCGTGGTAATAATAGTATTTTTTACCTTGCGCATCCACGGCGGTGGCTTGGAGTTTTGCAGTTTTAGGGTACACCT